CAAATTCTGTATAACGGTGAAGATAACCTTGCTAATGTTCTTGATGAAGCAGGGCTTGCTCAGGCCGAAGGAATCACCAAAGACCTAGTAGACTTCTTTGCAGTCAAGAAAGACGATGGAACTCTTGAGCGGCGAGCTAAACTCATTGCTGAAGGTGTGGTGCTTGGAGGGGCCTTTGAAGCTATTCTTGGGGGCGCAGCAGCCGCTGCCAAGGCCGCTAAGGTAACGTACAACAAAACCCTAGGTAAGCTAACTACCGAAGAAAAATCTAAACTTGTTGTTGATTATCTTCAGCAGGCTAGGGAGACTGTTGACTATCGGGCAGTTCCTGACCCCGTAGAGTTCAATGAGACTCCTGAAGGTGTTGCTCAGGTGTTGCAACAGAACAGCTCAGGCGTTAAGCGCTTTATGCAGCAGGTGTTTAGTTCTGAGGGTTACTTTACTCCAAAGGCTTATAATGCCTTTAACGACGCTCAGTACGCTCAACGGCAGGTTGTAGCCCAGGCCGAAAGTATTTCTAATCGATTACAAAAAGCTATCCGGGCTATTGGTGATGAAGTAGATAGCTCAGAACTAGTTGAAAGGATCAACAGGGCCCTTGTTGGCGAGGAGCTAGATGTTCCCTTGCCTGAGAATATTGCAAAAGAAGTTCAACAGGCTCGTGACCTTATCGATGAAATGTCTGGCCGCATTATTAATTCATCTATCCCTAATGATGAATTTAGGGAGGCTATCGCCGAAAATGCAGGGTCTTATCTCCGCAGATCTTACCGATTATTTGAAGATACTGGGTACAAGCCTTCAGAGAATATTCGACAAAACGCAACTGACTATATTGCCAATACTATCCTTGGTGCTGATAAAGACATTAGCATTGAGAAGGCCTTCCAAAAAGCTAAAGGCGTTGTCGAAAGTATCCTTGGGGAAGTCGATGGTGAAAAGAAAGTATTTGAATATTACCAAGGCATCCGGCGCGTTAATACCGAAATCCTTCAAGGTCGTAAAGATATCCCTGAGCCTATTCGAAAGCTCATGGGAGAGATCACTGAGCCTTCAGAAAACATTGTACTAACTGTCAGCAAGATGGCTAGACTTGTCGAGACCAATAAGTTCTTTGAGTCTATTAATAAGCTAGGCGCAGATAACTATATCTTTGATAGTCAGATTTCTATTGATGGTGTATCTTTTACTAAAGAAATTACAGGTACTAATTCTGTACTTGATGGTAAATACACCACTCCTGAAATTTTTACGGCCCTAAAAGAAAAAGAATCAATGTTGTTCGGGGATAGTGATTTGGCTATTGCAGAACTATATAAAAACTTCCTGACCTTAAAGGGCGGGACACAGATGGTTAAGACCATCTATAGTCACGTTACTCACCTAAGGAATATTCTTGGCGGTGCGCAGTTTGGCATGGCTAACGGTACTAATCCCTTTGGCCGCGAGGGCATGCAAACCTTGTCGGTATTGAAGAACCGCATCTCTCAGGGTGGAGATGAAGCCTTAGACGAACTATATCAGAAATATCTGCGCCTAGGAATCATCAACACCAACGTCCGAGTTAACGAATTCCGGGCTTTGTTAGATACTGGTTTTGAGACTAAGGCAGACACCTTTGCTCGGAAGGTTTCTGAAAAACTCAAAGGCTATGGCCTCAGTGAAGAAGCTCAGAAACTTCCCGAAGAAATCTACATGGCCGTAGACGACTTCTATAAAGTAACTAATTTTGAATATGAGCTGGACGTATTAAAGAAAGCTTTTCCAGACGAGCCGTTAGAAGTTCTTGAAGCCCGTGCAGCCGACATTGTACAGAACACGTTCCCTAATTATGACAGGGTGCCAAAGGGTATCAAGGCTGTTAAGTATCTGCCCATTGGTAACTTCGTTTCATTCCCGACTGAGATTTGGCGTACCAGTGCCAACATCCTTAAGCAAGGATACAGGGAAGTAAAATCAGGTAACGGTACTTTAAGAAATCGTGGTCTAAAGCGTCTTGGCGGGTATGTAGCTACTATGTATGGCTGGGAAGCCATTGCACAGGGTTCTGCTCAACTGGCGGGTCTAACTCCAGATGAAGCAGAGGCTGCTCAATATCTATCTGAAACTCCTTGGTCTCGGGCGCCTCGTAATTTTGTGAGGATTGATGGTAAGCTGTATGCCAATGATACTCAGTTCATAAATTCTTACAGTGCTGTTTCTACTCCATTTAGGAACGCTTACAAGTCTATTCAAGACGGGACAATAAGAGAAAACGAATTAGATCAGGTACTAGGTGATGCAATATTTGAAGGCTCTAAAGCACTATTAGCTCCCTATATTGAAGAGGCTATTTTCACAAAAGCAGTGGCGGATGTAGGCGTTGCCTATTATTCTGATAGCGGTAGAACTCTTGACGGTAAGCAGCTTTTTACTCCAGGGATTCCTAAAACTGAAAAAGCTATTAATGCTTTTGAACACATTGCCCTTGCCTTTGAGCCGGGAAGCATCAAAAGTCTCCGAGACCTTGCAGGCGCCGCTCTTGAGATTCCTAACAAGAACACTGGACAGCCTAAAGACTTACGGGCGGAGCTGTTTACTAACTTTACAGGTATTCGGTTTACTGAGCTGAACCCTAAAGACGCTTTGATGTATGCAATTAGAGACTACAACTACAAATCTCAAAATGTTGTGCGGCCTCAGGTTAAGTTTGGAATGGAAGCCAAGGCCGTTGGGACTCGTTACGAGCAACGCCAAAACAAACTATATGAATATCAGCAAGATTTATACACGAAGTATATGGCAGCAGAGCAACTGCTAGGGCGAGATGAAGCTATCAAGGTCTTGTTGGACAACGGTATGTCCAAAGAGCAAGTAGGCTTCTTGGTTGGTAACATCTTCAGGCCCGAAAAGCCCAGCATGAATACCATGATTGATATGTTCGAAAAGCTTCCTGTTGAACAGCAGCGAGCTAATCGTGAAGCAATCATGGAGATGTATCAAAAGTATTCTGAATACTATCGTACCCCCCTGATTAAGCCTGTAGAGGCTCCCAGGGATTCTCAAGAAGGCCGTGCAGGCTTTGCAAAGGGCGGAGAGGTCTTTGTGCCTCAGGCGCCTACTGAGCCTGACGAGCGTATCGACAAGATGACGGGGCTACCCTACAACATCCAGGCTGGATCGGCCTTCATCGATGAAGAAGACCCTGAGAAGCGCATGATGTTTAACAAGGGCGGTATTGCCCAGATGCTTGGCATAGACCCAGAAGACCTTGAATGGGCTAAGAGCTTAGGCAAGAAGTACGGCAAAGCTGAAGAGCTTGATGGCCGTGGGGATGCTGCGCGGCACCTAGCCTTAGGCTGGCTAGCCAAGAAGTCCAACTACCCTAGCCTGACTAAGTTTGCTATCAATGCCCGTGAAGTCCTTGAGTTAGATTTCAAGGGCGGTCCTATGGACGTTGAGAACAACAAGCGGGGGTTCAATCTGACCGCAGCAGATCGCCAAGAGGCAGAGCAGAAGATCATGGATATGATCAGCTCTGGAGATGCTACGTTCTTTACGCCTCAGGAAAGCCGCCAACGGCGGGGGTATGTCGAGGGTGGTGGCGTTGAGGAAGAAGAGGATGGATTCTTTGATGCTTTAAGCTCAGCCATAACTGAAAAACTCTTTGGAGATTCTAATATTCGTGAAGAGTTCAGGGGCGTTGCTTCTATGGCTAACATCCCCGGAGGGTTTAATCCTCAAACAGAAGGCGAGGTTAATTTTGAACCTATTGAAAGCGCAGCCAATGCTACAGTTAATTATGTTCAAGGCGTAGGTGAAGATTTAGAGTCTGAGTTTGAAAGAAACAAAGAGCTTTCTGAGTCTGGAGAAATATCAGACACGGAACGTTACTTCAACAATACTATGGCTGTTGTTGGTACTCCTGCTAAACTGGCACAAGATTTTTCTGAAGGCGTTATGTTTCCTTACATGGACGATAAGTGGGAAGAGTTTAAAGAAAAACGTAATCAAACTAACGCGCTTTACGAAAAAGGAGAGATCACCGAAGCAGAGCGTGGCGCTCGTTTAGCTGCCGCAGATATTTCTCTTGTGACTGCCCCTGTCGCTGATCTTATTGGTGGTGTTGCTGAATATATTCCATATTTGGATGAGGCTGCTCAGGCTATTTCTGAAACCGAGGCAGCTCAGGGACTTGCAACTTGGGCTAAAGAAAACCCGAGATCGGCAGAAAACATACTAGCCATCGTAGAAATCCTTGGTGTTGTCCCTGCGTTTAAAGTAATTGAACGAGGCGTTAATCGAACTGCTTCATCTGTAGACACAAATATTACAGGTTTTTATGGTGCAACGGCTACTGCCTTAAATAAGATTTTACTCGCTGGTGAGGCTTTTGGAAAGAGGATTCCTGGGGCTGTTGTTGAAGCACTAGGGCCAGGGTACAGCGCTGTTAGGAGAACTACGGGTCTTTCGCCCGCTAAAATCTCTACGGCTGTAAAGGCCTTAGCTAAAAAGTCTAAGCTTAAAGTTGGTGACGCTCTTGCAGAAATACTTACTGGGCGCTACATCGGTCTTCAGAGCGGTGAAAAAATTGGCCTTATTCATGATCGAAATCCACTAGTTATGGTACATGAATATGGATACGATGACGCATTCGATGATGCAAGTTTTAAGCGTGATGTGTTTGCATCGATTGAAGAGGGCGGCAATGTTGGAAAGGCTGTACCTACAAAAGTACAAGAAGATGCAATTGAGCATCTATTTAAAGCCTGGGAAGTTAAAAAACCAGACGAAACTTTTATAGTCTATAAAAGACCTGACGGTCCTCAAAATTTAGGAGATGAACTTTTTACAACCGGCTACGAACAAGGCGCTAAAAAACTAAAATTGTTACTAGCTCCCCCTAAAGGTGGACGAGGTGGTGCGCAAAAAAAGATGCTTGCTTTTTATAATCAACAAAGAAAGAAAAATGGTCAAGAGCCTGTGGACTCTCTTGAGTCTATACCACCAGAAGTTTTAAAGTCCTATCTTAAAAAAGAGAAAGTAAATTTTGTTGAAGGCCCTGATGATTTCATATACATCAAAGAAAGCTATGTTTCATCAGTAGCAAAAGAAATCGGAGGGGTAAATGTCTTTAGTGCCGTGAACACTAGGACTGGAGATGTGTTCTCAATGGTGTCTGATAAACACGATATCTTCAAAGACATTGATCCTATTCGGGGACGATCCTTGCTAACGGTTCAACCGATGATCAGTAAGAACTTTAAGACTGGTCTTATTGGCGGATTTAAGCGAAGGGATTTTGTTGCTGAAGCTCAGGAAGCTAAAAAACTTTTTAATGAGGTCTATAATTTAGCCGTTAAACGAGGGGGCGAGAAAGCTGGTAAGGCTTTTGAAGAAAAATATTTCAAGGGAATGAATAAAGAACTGGATAAAATCATTAACAAAGACCCTACAAAATACGAAACTGCTTTGAATGATGTTGTTCCTGCAACCATCAAGATATTGGAATACATCAAAGATAATCCTGAAATTTTAGCTCAAGACTATAAAGATGTTGCTAGAAGGGCAGCTACTTCTACTGCGGCTGTTCCATTCTTTGTAGGCGATCAAGAGGACTAAATGCAAAAACTACTCGACATGCTCAAGCGCCATGAAGGCGTCAAGCACTATGTATACGATGACCACCTAGGCTATGCCACCATTGGTGTTGGCCGCTGTGTTGATAAGAACGTAGGCCTTGGGCTATCTCACGACGAGATTGAATACCTATTGCAGAATGATGTTAATCGTTGCATTGAGGAACTGGATGCTAGTTTCCCGTGGTATAGGAACCTCTGTGAGGCCCGCAGGGACGCTATGATCAACTTGGTGTTTAACCTAGGCCTTCCTCGCTTGAAGAAGTTTGTAAAGGCTCTGGCGGCTATGGAGGCCGGTAACTATCAAGAAGCTGCAGTAGAGTTTCTTGACAGCCGCTGGGCCAAGCAGGTAGGTACCAGGGCCCTTGAAGTCACTCACATGATCAGGAGCGGTGAGTATGTCTAATCGTGTAGATAAAAGCAAGATGCCGTGTAACAAACCTAAGCGGACTCCAGGGCACCCCAAGAAATCCCATGTGGTTAAGGCCTGTGAAGGCGGTAAAGAAAAGGTAATCCGGTTTGGTGAGCAGGGCGCTAAGACTGCGGGGAAACCCAAGGCGGGTGAGTCTGAGGCCATGAAGAAGAAAAGGGCATCGTTCAAAGCTCGACACGCTAAGAACATTGCGAAGGGTAAGATGAGTGCAGCCTATTGGGCTGACAAGGTGAAATGGTAATGAAAAAACGTGTAACAAAAAGCAAGGGGGGAGAAAGCCGAGTCAATGAAGCTGGTAACTATACAAAGCCGACTATGCGGAAACGCCTCTTCGAACAAATTAAAGCCGGTGACAAAGGCGGAAAAGCCGGACAATGGTCAGCACGAAAGGCCCAAATGCTGGCG